AGGGCTGCCACTGATGCCAGTGCAGCTCGAAGATACGACAAGGCCGCCGCTTTGAATTGTGGGTTCATTTGTTTTCTCCTTGTATTTTCTTAATTAATGCCTCCGCTTTGGCTGCATTAATGCTTATTTCAAAATGCATTTCGTCTTTCCGGTGCTTGTAGTCACCGCCCCAAATGCATCCATATTTATGTGCCAAGGCCCTGATCATAGGAACCTTTAGTGGGTCAAATGTATTAATTTGCCCCAAGGGATGCTTGGAGGCATTTAGATCTAAAGCCGTCCCGGATGAATGATTGCTCAGCTTTGTAGTTTCTCCCCTGATAAGGCGGTAACAATATCCCCAATCGTCAAGTGAGCCAACATCAAGTGGTTCAATCAGCGCATGGAATTCAGCAGCTAGTCCAATGAGCAAGGGTGCAACCGCTTCAGCACAACGCAGCTTGATTGATGTGCCTGAAACTTCGAAGCTTTTAATCCCTAAATCTTTTGGATCCTTGGATGCAGGCCAACCATTAGCACTAAATTCCATCGCTTTGCATCATCTCAGTCAAGTGTTCCACTATGAAAGCAATAACTTTGCTTCATCGGCAGTTATGCCAAGTTTGGCTAGTAGTGCTGCTTTGTCCGCTTCTGCCTTTGCCTTTGCTTCTGCCTCTGCAATTACCGCCGCTTCATCGGCTTTAATAACTGCAATTTCTTCAGCAGTTAAATCCACCTGCTCAATTTCGCCTGTAGTTACATTATGAATAACCTTAAATAGTTTGCTCATTATTTCACTCCATATAGGTAAGCAGTTCCACCATCAAATGTTCCAGTATCAGGTGACAAAACTAAAGATGTAATTGCACCAGACTCTAATTTATTAAAGATTGCTTCTGTTCTATTACCGCCACCACCATCAAGGAATCCAGCCGTCATATATGCAGATTTTCTACCTGCCGTTGATGTATAGGCTGGAAAGACTGCGATAATTGTGTTTGTTGCAGTTGCTGCATTGAAAGTATTGTAAGTGCGCATATAACCTTGAAAGGCTTGAGTTGTTGCAGACCCACCACCAGCAGCTTCCAAAACAACATTGTCTGTTGCTGATGTGCCACCATTGGGAGCAATTCTAAATCTTGCAGCTGCTGATGGATCAAAATTGACAATCCATAATTGAAGTTCATTGTAAGTGCTTGGAATTGATGAAAGCGTAATTGATGATCCGCTTAATGTTGTTGTGCTAATTAAGGTCATTCCACCACTTGAAGGTGTCTGCCACTCAAGTCCGCTGGCAGTGGAACTATTCGCCACAAGTGTTTGGCCGTTTGTGCCTACTGCTAGGCGGTCATTGGTGGTTGAATAGGTAAAAAGATCACCTTTAGTTGTCAGTGGTGAATCCGCAGCATCACTAGCAAAGAAGATGGCTGCACTAGTCGAATTAAAATACAGTGTTCCAGCATCATATTGCTTTAAAATAAGGGTTGCGCTTGTGCTTACTGTTGCCGTGCCTGCTGTAATTGTGCAAACGCCCGTTCCCACATTTTGAATTTGCACTGTATCGCCCGCACTAAATAAAGCCGTATTGACAGTAATAGTTGTAGATCCGGCAGCGTTCATTTGCACGACTGTTCCAGCATCGGCAGCTACTAAAACATAACTTGTCGTTTTTGCCGTTGTTGATCCACCACCCATAGCCGTCTGCTGAAACGATGTCATTTGCGCGGCGGTCAAGACTTGACCGGTTGTAAAGGTTTGCTTGGCCATTTTTCCTCCTTAGTAACTCAGCACACTTGTATCAAGTATGCCACTGATTATTGAATCGAGAATGAATCCATCGATTATGGGTTCAAGTGTCGTCATGACCACACGCCATTGGTTAGGTGTGATTGTCATGGCTTTGCCAAAGACTTGAAGCGTTTTGGTCAAATCCGTTGAGCCCGGCTGGGCCGTGGTTATCGTCACGGGATCAAAGAAATCCAAGTCAAGGGCAGCAATAATGCCTGCGTTGTAATTGTTGGTGTAAAGGTCTAATTCAATTGCATCACATCGGACTGTGGTTTCAGCATTGGATGCCACGAATGCCTGAGCATAATTAAGGGCTTCAGCCGTTGTTTCCATCAGCAAATTCTGTTGATTGTAGGAATGCAAAAAATACTTGGTAACACTTGCTGAATCTGTCGCGGTCTGAACAGCAAGGCCAGTGGCCGTGATTTGGGCTGAGTTGAAAATGAGCAAGTCATTGAGTACCCACACGGCATTAAAATAATCAATGCCTAGGCCATCATCGCTAAAAACCACTGGCGTGCCTGCAACACTTGAGGCTGTGACTGACCTATCCTGAAAAACAAAACTGCCGGATGCATCCACATAGAAAGCACCAAATTCTGTGATTTCAACAGTCTGACAGGCGGCCAATGCGGTTCTAGGAGTTGAGGGATCAGCCTGAACTGTGGTCAATCCTGCATCAATATCTCTCATTGATGTTGGCCAAGCAATTTGGTCAAGGATGTTATTAATCCGCGCACCGCTTAATTGTCCGGCAGCCGTGCCTGCCACTGTTGAAATCTGAGCATTGGTGGCCAATCGGAATGCATCCACCGCCGTGATGGTAGTAAGTGCAACATCAGATGTTGCCGCGCTAGGAATAGATGTTGAATAACTGGTGATGAACCCTGAAAAGATTGGGTAGGTAATGGCCCCATAGGTGGCCGTAATCTGCACCTTACGCATAGGGGTCAGCAGATTGTAATAAGGCCCAGCAGTATTTTGAGGATTAAAATCACCATTTTGATCCACAATCACCAAGGTCAATGTGCCTGTTTGGAATTGATTGGTTTGCACATTGCGCCCACGCTTGGTTTGAATGCTATTGACCACATCACTGACATCAACAATGACAGCAGCTGCATCTGCCAACACATTGGTATCAAGAATGCCTTGATCTAAAATCATCGCCTGAGCAAAACTGGGCCCAGTTGAGAAGTTTATGAAAGCATTAATTGTTGGGATTGTCATACGGCAATCAACGACCCAGGTTGTGTGGAGTTATTACCCAATCGTGAATTTGAAATCACAGCATCTTGAACAATCTCAATGAGGCCACTGGTGTTATCCACAATTGTCACAGTTGTGGCAGTTTTAGCAGCGGCTAAGGCTGCGGCTAGTTTGGCCATTTCTGCAAGCATTTGGTCATACCTAGCATCTGGGCCTACCCCTAAATTAAGACCGGCATTGGCACTTGCTGCTGATATGGAGGCTGCAACTAATCTAGCTGTGTTTTGTGAATCAGTTGCACCTCCAGCACCTGCTGAACCCAGCAATCCTGTGTTATTTGCAGGCGTGACAACCTTTGTGGCTGCAACACCAATGAGGACACCACCACCGGCATTGCCTGTTGTTTCTTTCATTTTTTCAGTCAATGAAAGCCATTGAGTTATGCCAGTGGCAGCCAAGCCTGCTGATTTTGCAAGGTAATCCAATGCTGCTCCGGCTTTCAATTCTGCCTCTACTTTATCGGCTTGCGCCTTTACTAGTGCATCATTGGCGGCTTGGGCTGTCTTGCCTGTCTCATCAAGAATGGCAATTTGTGCCCTAATGCGTGCCTTGGTTTCTTCATCCGTTGCATTATTAAGGGCCGCATTTAGGCCAATGCGCTCTAAATCAAACTTGGCTTTAAGTGCATCCAAGGCAGCCTGATCCTTTTTCATCTGGGCTTCCTCTTTGGTTGCCTTATTTTTTGCCATAAGTGCAGCCAATTCTTGTGCTTTTTGCAGCTGAAGTTTCTTGTTGGTAGCCACGGCGATATTACGATCACCTGGACTTTGTTGGCCATAGCCAGTTTTTACATTGCTTCTACCGGCTGCACGGAATTGATCTATCATTCCACCTTTACCAAAAGCAAGGGCACCTGCTGGCAGATTCAAAGGGTTGCTGATAACTCTACTCAAGTAACCGCCCACCGCTGGCATTTTTTTTAACTCTGCTATTAACTTACCAGTAGAGACAATGGCCTCCGATAAGCCTGTTGATAAGTCATCGATGGCATTGGTCACCGAACCTATTCCACCTTCGCCGCCAAGTAATGAAAGAGAATTCAATAGACCTTTGCCAATTATTTCTTTGGCATTTTCTGAGGCCACAGTTAATTTATCCATTTGGCCTGAATAACCTGCGGCAGCTGTTAGGGCTGAGCCTTTGTATTTAGCAGTTAATTCAGCCGTGATTTTGTTCATGTCACCTGTGGCTAGAGTTGCCTTGGATACAGCCCCACCCATTTTGCCTAGTGCAGTGGTGTTGCCCTGAAATCCTTTGGCCAATGCAATGCTGACCGCGCTTAAATCTTTGCCCGTGGCTTGGCTAATATCTAAAGCCAAGGCCAAAGCATTTTGTGATTTAGTAACATCACCTGTTGCCAGCAATAATGTTTGAAGTGCTGGCCTTAAAGAATCATCAAGCACACCTGTGGTTTTTTGTAACTTGACTACGAAATCTTCGACATTAGTTGCTGCATACGCTGCGCCTATATTTTTTAAGGAGTTGCCCAACATGCGCACGGCTTTATCATCTGCCACAAATGCCCGCACTGATGCCTTGCCAAATTGCAACAATTTAGTTGCAGCAAAAACACCTGCAAATGTTTTGCCCAATGACTTGACAGATTTTTCAAAACTGTTGATGTGTTTCTTGGCTTTGTTTAATCCCTTGGGGTCATAACGGGTTGTGGCCGTGACTAATAAATTTGGCATTAGGAGGCCACCCCATATCCTGATTGATTGCCTGCCCCACCTGATGCATTGAAAATGTTGATGGCTTTATCAATGGCTTTTGCAACTGCCAAAGTTGCCTTGCCTTGATCTTGCTCCCATGCCTTAAATATCAATCGGCCACGATCATAACCTTTGCCGTAGAGCCCACCCATTGCGCCAATAAATAACTTGCCAGCGTCAGGATTGTTTGAACGGCTGACATCTTTACCTCGACCCTTTGGCCCAACCCATGGCTGACCATTTGGGTGTTTGCGCCCAGCAGTCTCATAGATGGCACCTGCTGGTGAATTGTTGCGCACATAATACTGAGCGCGATAGCCCTGTTTGTTTTGTAGGCTTTTGCCTTGGCGATAGACAATTCCAGCCGTGACTTCAGCTGTGTCAAAGAGTGGGAATTTGCGCACGCGCCCTGATGTATTGAGCACCGCTTGGCTTTGTACCTTGCCACGCTTTTCCCAGCCCCAAAGGTAAGTGGGGAAACCAATGGGAACATCATTGCGTGCCTTGTCACGGATGCCAAGCATGACTGCCTTGATGTCTTTGTTCATCTCCTTGGTGAGATCCTTATCAAATTTGCGCATGGCTTTCAAAGTAGGTTCAACGCCTGTGATGTTTAGTGGCAATTGCTCGCTCCTTTGCTCGGTCATTGAACACTTGCAATACTGCTCGGAACATCCTCTCATCCATCGCAAGGACTTCATTTGGGCTGATGTGCATCTCCACCGCTAGTGAGGCCACTAGATAGGTGAGGCTGTCCCGGTCTATTTTTTTACAGGTTCATCATCCATTACTTCAACAGCAATCAATGTGTTGAGCCATTCATCTCCAAATGGAGGAATGACCTCAACGCGCTGAAGGCAATTGTGAGCCAGCCAGTAAATATCAGTCTGAGATTCCGAATCACGAAACCTTTTATGAATTCCTGCGCCTGCGTACTTTTCAAAGGCTACTTCAACCACTGGGGTGATTTGCACAATCACATCCCCAGAGGCCCTAGTGATTTTCAAGCGTGCCATGATTTTCTCCTTAGAATACGACTGTTGGTGATTGAGTAACGATTGTATTAATTGTGAAGGACAAACTTGATGCCGCTTCATCCCCAACGCCACCATTGCCGACTGGTGTTAGGTTATTCACAAGAATTGAAAATTGAAATGTTGGGTTGGTTGCTGAAACTGTTAATGGTGTTGCACCATTTCCAGTAATCATTGAAACAGCAATGGTTGTGCCAAATGCTGCTCCCAAAGTAGCCATGACCTGCGCCGCTGCCCAGTCATTGAAGAAATCAATGGTGAGTGTTGCAGCTTGCAATCCTTTTGCAAATTTATGTGCAGAATCGCCCATTGCCGTGACCTCAATTTCATCAAATGATTGCGTCAAAGTTACTGCGCTGACATAACTTGAGATGTCGATTGATGGGACAGTTGGCGCGGCTGCGGTTGCAAGTTTCACGCCAACATTATTATTTAGATAAATTGCCATTTAGTTTTCCTCTGTTTCTGTTGTCGTTGGCTTAGCAGCCTCTTTTGGGTCTTTGACTTGGCCCACCTTGATAAGCCAAGCCAAATTTTCTGCGTTTGTATCGCTCATGTTTATCTCCTTATGACCAAGTGGTTAGAACTGTGATTGAGAAATCGGATGTGAGCATGGGCCCACTGGGAGCATCCAACAGGGATGGAGCACTTGCCCCGGTAATGTTGAATACTATTGATGATGATGCAAGTTTATTAAACACTGCAACGATGGTGGATTCAATTCCATTCAAATTACCCTGGTTATCCAAATAGGGCACTGTGCAAATAATTTTGAAGTTAGCCATGCAAGCAAGTGATGCTTGTGAGTTATTGCTAGGCACAAGGTATGGATCACTAGGCGCAACTATCACTGAGTTGGCAAGAATTACTGATGGTGGAAACGAGAAGGTGCTCCACACACCGGCATTGGCTAGGGCCGTTGCTATCGTTGTGCGCAATGTTGTAAGTGCTACCGCCATGGCTCATCCAACCATTGCGCCGGGGTTAAGGTATGGCGCAAGCAATCCCCTAATCGATGCCATTAATGTGTTTGACATTTTGAAATTTGATGGAGCATATCCGTCAATACCCATGCCGCCATTTTGAGTCGATTGCCGTGATTGCCAAATGTTGGTGGCTAGGATAAGGCTGGCAGACCTGATGGCCGCTGTTGCCGCGTATGAGGTTTGTTTATCATCCGTGCCTGCCACTGTGCCATAAGGTTGAACCACATGCATTGCATCATCAGCTGCCACACTAGCAAATTGGATGTACTGGTAGCCCAAAGGATAGGAATATCGACTAGGCAAAAACACGCCATTGGTTCCTGCATAGGGGCCTGTGCCCGTGATTGTTTTTGTGCCGTTATAGCCTGATCCGCTGTTGGTAATGACTATTACTTGACCCGTTACGAATTGGCCAGGGTTGGCAATAACAACAGTGGCAACATTAGATGCTCGACCCGTTGCAACTAATGGTGCTGTGTTAAACCAAAGAAATGAATTGATGAGATCCTGCGCGGTCTGGCAACATTCCTCAACAGTGGGATCTGTGTATAAAGTGCCAATTCCAAGTGAGTCGCGCAATTCTTGCATTGTCGTGTATGTCGCGGCCATCATCATCCTTTCTTTGATAAGGCTTGCAGGGCCAGGGCCTCCTAACCCTGCAAGCGGCTTAGGGTTTTATCAGGTGAGGTTATAGCGTTGCAAACCAGTTGAAATTAAAGTTTTGACCGCAAAATAACCATACAGGAGCACATTTACTTCTCCCGTTGCAATTACATTTACGCTCATTGTTAATTTTGGAGATTCATAAATTGCAATTGCTGATGGTGTGACAATGAAAGCGCAGTCATCAATTGTTGTAGCGACCATGCCAGAATCGACCCAAAGGTCAAGACCCATGATGTCACCCTTGAGTGTGCGTGGGCTTGATTGTCCGTTGCTGTTCATTGGGTTGCCGGCTGAATAGATATTGCGGCCAGTTGAATCCGCACCGCCAATAAGCAATGACCAAACAGATGTGCCACCAATAAAGGCAGTTGCTAGATCTTTTGCTCCTGCATAAACGGCAGGGGCTGCTTGTGCAACATAAGCCTGAATGCCTGCAAGAGTTGCAGCCTGTGTTGATGCTTGTGTTCCACCGCTGACAATTTCTGCAATTACTGCTGCATTAGCTGCGCGATTGTAGGATTTTACCATGTTCTCATACATCGCATCATAAAAAGATGGCCCGGATCTTTCGAGCAGCTCTGTGCTCATAATCTGTTGGCCGGCCAGTTTAACCACAGTCGCATCAACATAGGAGCTGACAATCTGTGTAGAAGTTGTTGAAGCACCCTCTGCAACAATTGCCACTGTTCCGGCAGTTGTAATTTTTGGATGTGAGATTGTCATACCAGTTGCAGGTAATGGACGAGCACCACCGCAAGCATCGATTGTTGGACGATCCTTAAACACTGTTGCATCAATTACGCCAGGCATGTAAGAAATTGGATTGAATGCTGGATTTGTTGTAAATGAATCATTAGCAGCTTCAATTTTCTTGGCAACTGCATCTGCTGCGCGAATGTATGCAGCTGATTCATCGTTGCCTGTTCGGGCTGCAATAAGGTGCTGCATATATTGTGAGTGTGTCTTAATTGGTGAGCGTACTTCTCCCACCAAATAACTTGCTGAAATAACTGGGCGAGAGGCTTCCACAACTGGAGCCTCTGCCTCAGATTCTGGGGCTGTTGTTTCTGGGGCTGTCGTCATGACTGCCTCGCTTTCTGTTTGTGGGTTTGTTGGTACTTGCTCCGCTTCACTTTCGCTTGCGGCAACACTGGTGACTATCGCGTTTTCAAATGCCGGAGATTCGACCAAACTAACCTCAACGAGCCGTGCGCTAGTCACTAGGAGGTAATCATCTTTGGGCAAGGATGCAATTACTTCCACCCCAACGGATAGCCCAGAGACTAAATCCTCCGCGGCAAGAGTCAAATAATCTGTACCCTTGCTACTGCTTGAAATTTTGAATGATCCATAAATAAAATTACCCTCAGTGCTAAATGATTGCGCACGACCTATTGGGTCATTGGAATTATGTTGTGCCAATAATTTTATGCGACCTGCTGATGGCATTTGAATTGAACCTTGCTCAAATACGACAGGGCCAGCTGATGTTTGACCAGTTGCTCCATATTCCATAATTGTGCCTGTAATCATGCGCCTTTCAGTATCGGCTGCTTGAATTGGTGTGCTAAATGTCAGCTTCATGAACCATCTCCATTCGGTGTTAAGTCCTCCATCGCTTTGGCCTGATCCAAAGTGATGAGATTAAGTGCAAGCATTTTCTCAATGACTGCAAGCCGTGCAGTTGCATCTGCACGCAAGAATGTTTCATCGCTGGCAAAACGCACAACATTATTTGCATTGGTGATGTCATCCATGCTCAGGCGATCCTCTACGGCACAAACATAAGGGGCGAGCGTGTATGCATAAAATTCTTTGCGTGCATCTAAGACATTTTGATATGTCATTGATTTATTTGCATCGGATGAGGCCATGTATGCAGGCACATTCATAAGTCTGCAAATTTCGGTGCTTAAATCTTGTTTTGCTTCTGAGTACATCATGTCCTTGGGTGAAAATGCTGTAGTGGAATAATCTAAAGTGGAAGTGAGATAAGCCGTTCCGCGCGAATTTCTCGCGGCTTTCCATGCAGCAAGAATTCCTTGCACTTGTGCTTCAGGAAGATCGGCCCCGGAATTTTTGATGAAGCCCGACGGAATTGGAGTTTGGGCTGCAACTGCTGCCGCTTTTTCCAAATCCAAAGCTGCTCGGATAGTGCGGCCGCCGGTTGCGAGCACACCAGGTTGAAGTGACTGGAATGTGATTAAACTTCCCAAACCTGACATGGGGCGCACTTCATTATCAACTGTGTAATACTCAACTAAAGTATTGTTGCCATTTAATTTTGGTGTAACGCGTTCATTAGATACCCATGCAAATCGTGCAGGCCGTCCATCATCAGAATAAGTTGATGTCACTTCCCAGTATGCAATTTGAAAAAATAGCAGCGATTGAATTGTGTAAGCCATCGTTACACTGCGCGGTTGGCGAATGTCAGGTTGATCTAACCAAACAGGATTACCTAACTCCTCACCTGTTCGTTTGTTGTAAAGTGATAGAGGAATTCCTGCGATGGTGCCACATATTAATTGCCTGCACTTTGAAACTGTCGGCACCTGCAAAGCACTACTCAAATCAATAGTTGAATAATCAAATCCTGTTGCATAGTCACCCCATGCACCAACGCCATAGGATCCATTCATCACTGCCGGGGCATACTGATTTTTTAATGTGTCAGGTTCATCTTTGACTAGCCGCAATGCAGACAAAATTCCCATAGTGGGATAATAGCCCTATAACACGCAAAATGGACATAGCAGACATTGGCTATTTGTCGGCGTGTCTATCCTGCAATTACCATAGGACTTGAAACTGGCTCTTGCATTTTATGGACAATCATGGCTAAAGCAATTGGCCCTGAAACATCACCAGCTGATGCCCTTCGCACAATACGCCAAGCCGCATCATTTGATTTTGCCGCGCACGCATTCATTTGGTCTGTTAATGGAATTTGACCTGAATGCACCAATCTTTTTGCCACAATGCTATCTAGCAAATCCCCTGATGCCTGGTAAAACGCGGTGCCTGATACATCAATCATGCGTTGGCCTGATGCCGTTAAGCGTGCGGCAATAGATGCAGTCGCGTAATGATCAAAGCAAATCATGGTTGGCCGATATTTATCAGCCCACTCTTTGATTTTGGCTGCAATTGCTAATTCATCCACGGCATTGTCTGATTTCCATGAATCGAGCATTCCAACACCCATGCGACCATCAGGTAAAATTTGACCAGCAATAAGGGTTGCCGTGCGCCTTGATTGTGCAACATCAAAGCCAAAATAGGTTTGTGGCCCTGGTGCCATTGCAAGGGCAATATCGCTACATGCCTCCCACGCACCTTGAGGCCATGGAGAACTCAGCGATGAAATCCATTGCGTAAGGCTTTCAGTCCTAAATGTTTCAGGTGTATCTGTGCTCAAAGCCTCGGCCAGTGTTTCCTCTGTGATGAGATGGCCCAATGACGGGTTAGCCATTGCCCAGCCATTGCGATCATCTATCTTTGAGTGTTGAGGTGCGCTCCATTCATACCAGCCCAAAGTTTTGGCAGGATAGGACATTGCCCTATCGCGCAAGTCATTGAGTACTGTTGAAAATGCATCCCCGGCATTGGAGCACAACATTGTCTGAGAATTAGGTCGCGCACGCGTTGTTGGCTTAGCTGCTCGCCATGCCTCCTCACCAATTTCACGAACCTCATCAATAAACAATAAATCAGCCGATTTACCGCGTGCGCCATCAGATGTGGCAGCAACAATTTCATATCGCGCCCCATTCTTTAATTCAACGCATTCAGTACCAGATCCAAAGCGGCCAACCTTGCCAATGTTAAGTTTGACCTGGTTGCGCAAGAATTCATTGGCCTCAATGATTTGAACAACCAATCTGAATGTGGTCAAGGCCATTCCACGATTGGATGACATGGCAATGATTGACTTTTCCCCAAATACGAACAATCCAGCCAATATGCGTAAAGCAGCCAATAAGGTCTTGCCATTTTGCCGGGATACGCAAATCATCACAGTTTTCCTGACCCACAACCCATCCTTGGTAGTTAGAAAATCATCAGCTGCATATTTCTGCCATGGCAATAATGGATAGCCCACTTTTTCACAAAATTCCGCAAATTCTGCGCCCCTGCTTGGCCCCGTCAATTTTGGTGTCATGATCCGTGGTTTTACATGGCCCACAAGCCCTTTTTTCTTTGCCCCAGTTTTGCGCTTGGTTGCATTGTCTATGACTAACTCCACGATGGCCCTGACTGGCCTTCAAATGGCCCTGCAAGGCTCGGACTGACCATTTTTGTGTGTAAAGGGTCGGG